AACAGATGTCAAAGTTATCGTATACCCACGCACCTACCTTAAGCCACTCTTCCTCACGTACTGTGATAGTAACTGATGGCTTATGCTCACACCACTCAAGAGCATATACTTTCCATAGCTCAAGCTGTTCGATAGCAGTCATGTCGTTACGTGTCACTGCACCTTCTGGTGATTTGACTGGGAAGCTAAACACTGTGGTGCTGTCAGGCTTCATAACGCACGGCTCTGCTGGGATACCAGCGTTAGTTAGGAACTGCGTGAGAGGGTCTTTGTTATCACCCCGTACAGTGCGGATGTAGTATTCGCTATGACGAGCATGAATGCCAGAAGCGCTATCAACCAGCTGCGACACAGTACCTGAAGGCTTGACGCAAGTGATGGCCGCAGATGGATTAATTCCAAGCTGCTCAGCATAATCCCTGTTTGTCTGTACAGCAGAGTCACGAAGCTTGTTAAGTAACTTTGTAGATGGGTTGTTAGTGATTTCATTGTCCATAATTCCTGTCAAGCTTACGCCCAACAGCCTTTCCTCTTCAGTGTTCTTACGCCAGACAGGACGAAGATACGGCATGTCTGTGTATGTTGATTGAATTGTTCCTAAGATTGTAGCAAGTCTTACTTTATTTGTCAAGGTTTTTTCTGTGTCGGTAGGACGAACAACAACCTCAGTCAGGTTACAGAACTGATAGGGACGCAGGATGATTTCACTGCAAGGGTTTGTACCCCACTCCATACCAGTCGTGCGGCGACCGTTACGTGCTACGTGTTTGTCTGCAGCGATGCGACTAAAGATACCACGCTCACCAGACTTAGACTCGACAAGAGACAACCACTCACGCATAAATGTTTCCATGTCAGGCTTGTCAGTGTAGGCTACAGAGTTGTTAGCCAAAGCACGTTGCCCTTCGTTCTCCCACCATTGACCAGACTTAGCGTGACGCATACGGTCATCAGATAGGTTAGACAAACTAATCATAGCACTGCGGCGTACACCACCCACTACAACTACCTCGCCAATTTTACACATGATGTCGTGGCACTCAACACTGTTAAGCTTACGTCCTGCTGCGCCCTTGAACTTGGCTACAACAAACTTGAACAAGTCGTTCAATGGGTCAGGTCCAGAGGCACGTCCACCAAATGTCTTGAGGCGTTGACCTGCGGCACGAATCTTAGACAAGTCCCACTTGGGTACATCGCCTGTATACAAACCACTAATTAGTTTACGTAGTGCCTTAGCCCAACCTTCCTTGCTGTCCTGTACAACGATAAGGTCTTCGCTGTCGTTGATGTCGGCTGGTACTTCAGGTAGCTTGGTGATTGCTTGACGCTCAACAGAGAAGCCAACTCCAGTACCACACAGCAGGATGAACATAGCTTCATCGAATGCACGTGGGTGGTCAACAGGCAGATAGCTACAGTTATATACACATGTGTTGTCACGTGCTGCGGCTGGTCCCGCAGTCATCAAGGCTCTCATGCTTGGCATTACCTGTAGGTTTAGGATGGCTTCTTGGATGTCGTTAACGTCCTTATCAGACACACCACTTGGACGTACGATGTTGTCGATGAAGCGGCCAACTGTTTCGCCCCATGTTTCTCTGCGTCCTTCGTCATCCAGCCAACGTGCATAGCGTGACGTGGCGATGAATGTTTGGTAGTCCGATGGTAAGTAATTATTCAATGTATTTTTCTGTTTCATTTATACGAAGCTCCTCTCCTGTTAATGCTTTCCAGCTGTATTTAAAATCAAATCGTGCGGCAGCTTGGCTAATCAAGTCTGCAATATATCGTGTCTCTGCCTGCGCTGTCTTGTCTAGCCGTTGGTTAACGACACGGGAGAAAGCATATAGTGAACCAGACCAGTACCATTCTGTGTACATGTTCTGTGGTAATACCATACGTGCCATCTCAGGAGCGATACCTACATCAAGCATACGTTCATACTCTGCAATAGCTGAGCGTGTGTACGAGCCAATGTGATAGTCTATAGTATCATCGGAGCTACCCTGCTTTACATTGTCAGCTTTCTTGCGCCACGATTGAGGCGTGTAGAACTTGGGTGTATAGTCCACATAGCGGCGGCTGACTTCATTCCAAGCCAACCCCACTTGGTGTTTCACCAGCTGTCGTGCGACAAAGAGGGGAGCTTCAATACGAAACTGTAAGAAGCAGTGTGAGAAGGGCGACCAGTGACCATGCGTAGCTAAGTAGTTGATAAGCTTCTTGTCTGCATCAGACAGGTCATTGATATTGCCGTTCTTCTCTCGTTGTGATTCCTTGTTAAAGGATACACGAGCAGCATTAACTACTGTTAAGTCGCTGCCCATATGGTCGATTAGTGTTACTTGCATTGTGCCAAGTCTCCTATTATACTATACGTTTTCTACAGAAGCAATAAGCTTTTCGAGATACCACTGTGCTTTTTTCAAGTCTTCCACAGGCTTGCCCTTGTACTTGTAACGCCACATATATTTCATGCAGTTACCCTTGAGATACCCCTGGTATTCCTCGTCTGACATGCTGGCTTCGATAGCCTTGATTGCTTCCACACCTTTAGTATTGTAGTGTGCTGGCTTATTTACTGGGTCGCTTGGCTCTTCAAAGTAATTGAACTTAGTGTCCAAGGATTGCATTGATTCTCTTTCTGACATAATCTATCTCTCCTGTCTGTAAAACTTTGTAAGCAAAGTCTCTCATGTATTCTGAGTCCACACCTGCATTGGTACATACTTCTTCAAAGTCCTCAGCCGTAGTGCCGACTGATGCAAAGAACCAAGCAGATGCTCTGTCTCTATCTATCCTAGCGGTCGAAGGCTCCCCTTCATACGCTGGCTTGGATGCGTCTAGCAGTGCCTGAAGTATCACACATAAGAACAATGTACGTTCAGGTGACGACTCATCAGGACGAAACTCATCCAAGTGAAATGTTATATTACTACCTGACACCCTGTTTGTCAAGCCACTTTTGTGGAATGCCTTCATTTAATTTGCAGTACATGTAGCCGTACTTATCACACCAATCTGCATACGTCATCTTACCACCCTTGTATAGCTTGCGGTGTGGGTTATCAAAGACAAAGCGTATGTCAAGGTCAGGGTATTGCGACTTAATGAACAGGTGTTTCTTCCTGTCCTCTGGCATGAACCTTCCCTTCACTTCTAAGATGACGCCGTTGGGTAGGAAAAAGTCTGGGATATAATTCTTATCCTCACGCCACTCAAATGGTAGCTTCTCTTTCTCATACACAAACTTAATCTTGTGCTTGTGAAGTTGCTGAGCAGCTTCGTACTCAGAGTTTGATTTGTATTCGTGATTATATTTTTTTCTTTTGAATCCCATTACACCTGTACTTCCTCAACGTCTGGGGTCTTAGCCACAGTTGTCAAGTAACGTACTCCATTAGAGTATTTGAATGCTCTCAGACCTTGACCACCATTGGCATCAGCCCAGCATTTCTTTTTGAATGAGCAGAAGACACAGCCAATAGCAAGCTTACGATTGCCAGACTTACCATCTTCCAAGTCTCCATAGCAACGAGCAGGTGGTGTATCTTTAGACACGACATCTTTGAGGTGGTTGACTCGTGATGGTGCGTCAATCATTTCCATGTCATGCACTGGTAAGATACACAGCTCACTGCTGTTCTTGTCGATAGCAAAGAAGGCTGCTTCCTTGCGGTTGTTCTTCGTAGCATACGCACTAATCTGTGCGATGTAACCAAAGGGGTCATCCTCTGATAGCCTGCCTTCCTTAAACTTCTTGAATGCGAATGACGATGCTGACTTGATGTCAACGAGTACACCATCAATCACACAGTCCTGATGTCCAAGCACACCCTCAACCTCTACGGTTTCCTGTGCCTCTGTTACTTCGTGACCTGATGCTTTGGTAAGACAAATCAGGAGAGCCTCAAGGACATGTCCCATAAGGAACTTAATTTTAGTCTGCCCATTGATGGACTCTCCTTCTTCGCCTTGTACTCCGTACCAAATCTGACGGTCTGGTTTGCCGATTGAAGACAGACGTAGGTGTGATGCACCTTCACGCTGACCTTCACGGAGTATGGTTTCGACAGCCTCTCGCACAAGACTGCCGACTTCATCAAGGGCTTCCTTAACATGTGACTGTTCGACATCAGCACCCTGCTCTAGCATACTGTAAATGTCTGGTATCAGTGTGTCCAATGTCTTTGTCATTTGTTATCGTCCTTTCAGATACGTTAAAATGTTTTGCGGTGATGATTCACCATACGGGTCATCGTCTGCATTGTGTGTCCAACCTTTTTCTATAAAGCCTTGCACAATGTCCATGCCTTTTGTATGTACTGCATACCGCCATGACCTCGCTCCGAAGCCAAGGTTATCTTTGAACACTAACATGTTCATCTTGGTTGTGAACTTAGCAGAACCATCAGGGATTACCTTGACGTTCTGTAAGCCTTGGTCTTTCGCCCACTTGTTCATAACGAAGGAGTCGTTGACAGACAGACAATAGATGTCGTCAATGCCCTGCTCCTTGAACTCACCATATAACTTCTCGAAGTCTGGTAGCTGATAGGTAGAACAGGTAGGTGTGAATGCACCTGGAAGTGCAAACAAGATGCACTCTTTATTACCGAACATATCTTCTGTTGTCACGTCTTCCCAACGATAGGGGTTGTCACCTTCTATGTTATCATCACGAACTCTTGTGTGGAATAACACGCTTGGAAGTTTATCTGGTAAATACATTTACTTATACTGGCTTGCGTTTACTGCTTGTGTAATCACATCAACCATGTCATCGAAGGTGTTGCAGATTACCTTGGTTGTGTGATAGTCATCATCAGATGTACTGCCTGTGTAGTCTACGATGAAACCATTCTCTGCGAACTCAAGGTTCACACGGTCTACGTCTTTAATAATAACTTTATCTGTCATTTATTTCTCCTGTTAGGTTGGTGAGCATAGCAGGATTCGAACCTGCGACCTACAGCTTAGAAGGCTGTTGCTCTATCCAGCTCAGCTATATGCCCCCTGTTGTGTGTTACTTGCGTTTGACTACTCGTTTAATTTTCTGTGCCTTGTGTGCAATGTATTCTTCCTCGTCTGCAAAGAAGTTATGCAACCCCTTGAGTAGACGTAGCTGTACTGCCTTAAGCAGACGACCACGTGGGAAGAACCAGCCGACAAGAAAGCCTACGATAAATGCATATAGTGACACAAGTGCTGGTGCTAAATTAATATCCATTATAATCTCCTGATAAAAGGTGATGGAGTCCCCGTCCCGTATCCATCTTCAGCTGCCAACTTTTTGACTGCAGCCCCCGTGCTATAGCTAGTGATTAGAAAGGAACTTCATCACTAACTGTTTCTTGGATTGGTGCAGATGCAGTTCCGATAACATCAAAGTCTTCTGCATTACCACCTGCATAAGGTACATGCTCTACAATCTGAACACGCTTAAGGATAGGTGATACGCCAGCCTTGCCGTTCATGCTCCACTCGAATGGTGTGTACTGCACGTTTGCAATACTACCGTTACCCACAAGTTCTTTGAATGGTTTCTTCTGCCCATCCATTACAACTGGTGCATCGTTCTGTGTACCGTCACGGCGTGATACCTTCTGACGAATGTGTACAAAGTCACCACGCTCATCGCCTTTGTTCTTAATGTCAACACCATCTGCCTCAAAAGCTTTGCGGTTGTTGTCGTCTACTAGCATGTCCAAACCCCACTCTGGTTCGTACGTTGTGTTAGGTGCTTGAATTGATGCCCAATAAACTTTTCCTGATACAATAGTCATATGTTTTAATCTCCTAAATTGGTTTTCGTTTTGGTTTTCGTATCACAAACAACACCATTGTTGCTGCGATTTTCAAAGTATCTCACATCTGCAATAGAATGTCAAGAACTTTTTTCACTTTAGTGAGTCTCAGCCCAATTACTTCCGACCTTATACTCACAATCAAGAGGACAATTAACATTGAGCGACTGCTCTGTCAGCTTCATTGCCTTCTTGGTAACAGCACCGAAGGCTTCTTCCTGTCCCTTGCGTACTTCGAATTGGTATTCGTCATGTACACTAGCGACAAGCTTGAAGTCTAGCTGTGCCT